CGCACACCCCACACAATATGCGGCCCGCCGTAACCAAACGCCGTAAAACGGTCGCTTAGTTATTAGACCGGTTCGGTTGCATCAACAGTGAAATCATTCTGTTTGAATGAAACTGTGAAACCTTCATGCGTTGTGGTGTCTCCTTGAATTTCTAAATAGCCGTTTAGATAACCTTGAGCGTATTGCACTGGATCGCCGGTTTGCAATGCCTCATCAGTATCCGAACCGCGCCCAATCTTGATTGAGCAAAGACCTTCGGGACTGTTAGCCGTTGTTAATGCGAGTGCTTGACCGGTATCACTCGCAACCTTACGAAATGCCGCCGTGCTTTCATTACCGCTCATGGCACCTTTAACACCGGCAGTAAATCCAGTCTGTAAATCCGGCACGTCGATATTTGCACCACTCACGCCGAGTTGTGGAAGCGATTGAACGCCGTTCACTTTCGTCCATGTCAACGCTTCAAATCCAGCGGCATCGTTCGTTGCTGGAAGCGCCGCCGAAATGTAAAGCGTTTTACCGATGTTGTTTTTTGTCGCCATTTGTTAGTTCTCCTTTTTTCGATTCAATTAGCCGGTTCAAGTTTGTATTTCGTAGTCAATCCGAACCGGCAAGCGCCAGTCTGGCCCGTCCCTATAACCCGGCAGAGGTTCGGGCGGTTTCACAATTAATATACCACCAATCGTTAGAGAAATTAAGGTGCGATATTTGAAATGCATGAGGATCTTATCAACCAATGAATTTGCGGGTTTTGTGAAGGTATTTCCCGCAATAACTACATAAATCATTAATTGGCCGGTGACGGTTTCGCCGTACCCGTCAAGCGTAGGGTCAATACGTGAACCGGGCACATGATCCACGGCAAAAAATGGTCGCGCCGGGTCAACGTCGCGATTTTGCCAAGCGACGGCCGGAATATCGGACATGGTTAATAAGTATTTTCCTAGTTCGATTTCGATTTCTTCAAGTGAAATGCTCATGGCTTCACCAAATATTTTCTAATGTAACCTTCAATGATGTGCGGCCATTTAGCCGCATTGCGTCCGACAAAATGCCAGCCAGATTGATTGAACGTGCGGCCGGTTTCATCCGTACCGGTGAAACCATTTTCAACTCGCATTGCATATTCCATTGTCCAACCAAAACGCATGTAATCGCCTATTTCATAATTGGCGAGCGCAACCTCATATGAATTTTTCCCCTTCGGTCCAAGCGTACCGTTAATTTCAACAGTTAGACTATTAATTAAATCACCAGACACAACCGGAATTTTACCGGCTTGAATTGTTCCGCCCGCCGTAACACCCTTTGCGCTAGTTTGCGCACCTTCAACAACATCAAACAAACTATCAACAACAACTCGACGCATTTGTTTTTCTGTCAATTCAACAAATCGCTTCACATCGGCGGAGAATGTTTGCGTCATTTATTTATCTTTCAGGGTGACGCGAAAAAATGGAGAACATCGGCAATGCGAATTTTGAGCGGGTCCGCCGTTCGGGTCATGTGGATAAAGCATCGCGGTCCCATCGTCCATAATCCAAGGCTCACCTAAATCATGAATCTCACCGTCAATGCGCAAATGATCGGCGCGCATTTCTTTTTGGCTTCCGGTGTTGTGTTGCCATTTCACGGTAACACGTTCAACGTCGGGACTTTCACGCAATTGAAAAAATCCTTCGGCTTGACCGGATGCCACCGCCGCGCGTGTTTCGGAACGTGCAATATCGGTAGCGCGATATTTTTCAAACCGTTCGGCGTAACGTGCCGTGATCGTATTTATTTTTTCTTCGGATAATGGTTTGCCACTTTTGATCGCTTCACGTATAGCGGCATCAAATCGCCTATCACGTTGTTGACGCGTAAAATATCGATCATTCAAATACTGTAAATCAAGACGCATATTATCAACGTATTGGGATTGTTGAACGGTCAACCCGATACGCGCGCCCGCGTTGTCGCGTCCACGTCCGATAATATCGCGCGCCATCGCCACACTTGACCGACCTTCATCAACACCCCGACGCACAATATCTTGTACCATTTCGCGAGATTGATCTTGGATACCTTGAACAAGGCGCGCTGTTGATTCATTGATCCATCGCGCCGCGCGTGGTTGTTGTGCGGAAAATCCAAACGATCCACCGCGTATAGCTTCACCAATCGACAAACCCGCACCAACATAGGTTGAGCGTATTGCTTCTGTTAATGGAAATATTTGGGCTTCGGTCATACCAATAGCTTCAACCAATGACGATAAATCGCGCGAATCAATCGCGGCAATTAATTTTGATTCGTCAATTGATTTTTTTGCCGTTGCCACAACTCGCCGGTATGCGCTCGCGATTAATACCCCGTATTTGGTCAATAATTTATCAAACGTTGACGCCATTATTTACGCGCCTGTATCATATAATAAAGATCAACACCGGCAACCGCTTCGGGCATCACGTTTATAATTTGATAAGTCACGTCGGCAATCGTGATGGTATCGGCTGTTGTTGGTGTAACAATGCCAGATTGCATCATCAATTTTAAATCATCGGCACGAATTTTAGTGCCGTCGATTTCCCCAAATTTCCAACTATCACGAATAACTATTATGTCATAAGTCGTGGGCTCAATTTCGCTTATTTCATCCCAAGGATTAACAGGACTGTCAATGGGTTCACGGTTTACGGTAGCAACAAGCGGTCCGTCACCGGCATCGGTGCCCGCTTCGGCTAATCCCGTCGCGATTTCCGCCGCTATGTCACTACCGTTACTCATTTTAGTTAATGATAAATGCGGTTAAGTCGGTTCCAGTAATTGAAATTGTTCCTTTAAGATATTCAAAAATCGAATCCAACTGAATTACAACGGTTTCACCCGCCGCAATCGTGCCAACTGAATAACCCGATGAAACAGTTACAGCACCAAGACCAGGGACCTTCACGCTTGACCCACCATCACCGTCAATGGTGCAAGCAATTCCACCGCCAGTGGGATTGCTAATAATCAAAAATTGATTTTTGCCGCGCTCGTAAACAAACGAATTTGATGCGGTCAAAGTAGTTGGTACAGCGGTATTTGCACCAACGGCAAGGTTAAGATGGGCAACAACAGCCATTTTTAGAACTCCCTTTTGTTAATATTACTCGCGGTCATCGCCACCAATGCTCAATAAATTAAATGATGGGCGATTAAGATCGAAACAATACGGACGAAAAAACGCGTCAAGCAAGGTGCTTGTCGGTGATGATCCATAAACACCATCAACACCATTTCCCACAGGGGTCCAAGAAATACCGCCCGCCTTGGTTAAAACTTTCTGTTGTGACGGCGTGAAAGTTTTAGAGAAAAAACCAACCGTCGCTAATTCAAATGATGCCGCAATATATGCACCTTCTTCACTCAACGATAAAGTTTCATCGCTCGGGATTGTGTCTTTTGTGTTTGGTGGTGCAAGATTTTTGATATAGCGCGAACGTACATAATCACTTGCGCGGACAAGTGCCGCTGTCGCATCAGCGTCACTCGCCGTGGTTGGCGCGGCGTTACCGCGTTCCGTTGCATAAGTGCGCCAATCTGCAATTGTGCCGTACATCTTAAAACCTTTTCTTATAAATTACTCCGCATCATTCGTGATGCGGAGTAATCAAACAATCTTACGCGGACTGTTGGTTAACCGCCGCCGATTCAACTTTAGCAATCTCGGCTTTCAATTCGTCCAACGTCCAAGCGTCATTCACCGTAACGCCTAAAGACTTGGCATAATCAGCGAGAAAATTTCGTTCCGCATCGTCATTAGTCAATTCGATTGGTGTCTGTTGCTTTGCCGGATTCACGATCAACGGACCATCAACACCGATCACAATACATTTATTGAGCAATGACGGCGGAATGATTTTGCCTTCAATTTCGATAATTGTACCAACGGGAATCTTTTTATTACCATCACCGTTGACACCTTTTTCAATGATCTTAACTTTCATAGTGGGGTTTCCTTTTGTGTGAGATAAAGAAAAACGGGACGGGTTTTTAATCCGTCCCGTTCATTATACGTTAGAACATAACCAACGCATTAAGCATGAGTTGACACGGCCAACCCGCAACGATCATCAGCATCAAATTTGATTTCGAGTGCGGCCGCCGCCATCGTGACAAAGTTATAATCATCTTCGGGGTTCGCGCGGAATTGTGCCCGCGTGGTCATCGGCATACCGTTCAAGACTTGAACAACACGCCGATTTTTGACAACCGCGATGATTTGGCTTGCCGTCACGTCGGACGCCGGGACAACGCTTGCAATATCGCCGGTTTCCAAAATGCGTTGTGCAATCGTCTTGTTAGGATACGCCGTCGAATAGTCGGTGCGCTGTGCATATTTCCAATCACCCCAATTCACGTACAACGTAACGGGAACGCGGTAATTGTTGGCATGCACCAAATCAATCGTTGCATTAACATCAGCCATCCATTGCGCGCCGGTAGCACCGTTCAAGGTGTTTGTAGTTGCGCGGGTTTCACGCTTCGGATGATTGCGAAGCCCATACAATGCTTGACCGTTCACCACGATTTGTGAATCACCGTCAAGCACAATGCTTTCGAGTTTCTTCGAAACGTGATAACCGGCATTCATCCGGCCGGCACCATCCAAACTGAATCCTTCGGTTTGAGCCGCCGCAACTTGACGCCATCCATAACTAAAGGTGCTATCAATGATTGGCAACGGAGTACCGTGATAAGCATAAACCTGTTGATCGGTGCGCGCTTTGCTTCGGCCATCCAGCGAAACGTTAGCTTCGCCGCTATCACTGATAGTTTGGAAATAATGAACCAATTTTCCAATCGGCATCGGTTGCGAGACCGATGCCGAAAGATCATTGAACACGCTTAAAACTTCTCGTTGAATTTCAATTCCCTCACGATCCCACACGCCCCAAACATCCTTGGGAATTGGCGCGGCGTTGCCAATCATCATCGCCGTCGATCCCATCAAGTTCGCGAGTTTAGTTTGACGTTCATTAAATTCGCGACGGTTTGCGAGAATGAATGCCTGTTGTTCTTTGGTGAATAGCAACATGATTTATGATTCCTTTCGTTGACTATTCAAATTAAACCGGTTCGGTGCGAGTTGGTGACGCAATAACCACGTCAGCCAAATCACCCGCGCTGTATGCTCCAGCGGTATCACTGAAATAGGCATACACCACATCGCCCGTTACAATCGTGTTAGTGAGATAACCATTAGCGGTCAGAGTCAACGGTTCACCCTTGGCATAAGTCGCCGCCGCAAGACGAACTTGATAGACTTCGCCGGGTAAGGGTTCATAGGCAACGCCGGTATCACCGGAGTCATAAGCCGTTGCAACGTCTTGTTCCATAAATCGACGGTTGGACAAAACATAAACTTTTTTACCCATGTCCGCCGCAACGGCAACGGTCAAAACCGTGCCGCTATCAGTGACAAGAATACCCGAGAGATATGCACCGGCAACCGTTCGATTGGCGATGGTTTGCGGTTCCTTTGCGATAGGTCCGCGATAAATGACGTTTGAGGCCATGATTATTTTTTCTCCGTCAATGCGGCGTTCAAATCAACGCCTTCAAATTCGTCTTTACCGGACGAATTGGGAACGAACGCGGGATTGATCCCAGCGGCTCTACCGGGTTCAGCTTTCTTCGCCAACGCACGCGCCGCGTTCAATGTCAGTTCCTTCGCCGCCGATTCATCAAGCAAATTCGCCTTCACGATCTTCGCTTGAATGTCCGACAATTCGGCCTTGTCTTTAGCGTCTTGATTCGCCTTCAACTCGGCTTGGGCATCGGTCAACGGTTTGATTGCCGTTGCAATCCCATTGGCGATTTGTTCGGGAATTTTCGCCATCCCTTCCGACAAGGTTTTGACCTCAGCGGAAAGTTTATCAAACTGTTCTCTGTCCATTTCGCTTTCCTTGTTGTTGAAACTCAACTTTCCGCCACCGTTGATGCCTAACGCTTCCACGATTGCAGCTACAACACGCTCGACAATTGAGGCTCGCCCCAACTTTTCGACCGCTTGAACGGCCATATCAGCCGCCCAATCAAGATCGCTCATGGCGCTATCACTGACAGCACTATTCACAACCTCAACTTTTTCGCCCGATGAATTGACGAACATTCCAACACCCTGTTCGGGTGTTGCCGCGCCTTTTTCATTTAGCAAGATTGCATCATGATCAAAGATAATATCCTTGGCGACAAATTTTGCGCCGCTGTTCTCGGGTGCTGAATCAAGATTAGCGATCAACCCCGTACTTGTATGAATCGGTTTTCCTTCATTGATCGCCGCCATTAATCCGCGTCCCGCTTCGGTACGGTTGGCGACTTCAACATCAATAACTTTATCCAAAAATATACGGCCATTTTCACGCCGTACATTTTCATTCCATGCACCAACATGATTCATATTTATGGCTTCGGGATCACGAGCGGAAACAAAAATTCCGCTAATCATCGGATGACCAAGCGGCGCGGGTGCGCGATTGAGAGTTAGAAATGATTTTTCGATTGCTTCGGCGGGATACCGAATATCGTTCATAACAATATTATCCGGCATGGTAGCACTTGAAACAACGACAACCTTTCGACCGTTGCGCGTTTCTTCGCGCGGTTTGCTTACCGCGTTCGTGCGAATATTGACGCGAACTTGTTTAGCCATTTGTTGCCCCAATCTGTTCACGCGGGTCCATGTTCAATTCCGCGCGAATTTCATCAACACTGAAAGCCGGCTCACCATCACCCATCGCACCAAGCATTGTATTATTAATCGTTGCCATGCCCTGCGCGCGTGTCATTTTATCGCTTGGTGATGAATCTAATAAACTATCCCAATGAATGATCCAGTCTTTCTGAGCGATAATACCCCATTTTTCGAAACGATTCAATAAATCACGTAACATAGGAATAACCACACGTTCTCGGCGGCTCATGCAGGTTTTATTGAAATCAATTTGATCTTCGGTACTAGCCCGTTCGCCCGTTTGATTACCAATAAGAACACGTACCGGTATTGATACCGATGCGGCGAACATATTAGCGGCAATCATGAAAAATTCGTTCGGTTGTGGAAGTGTAACAGCCAACGCTTCGGCCTTCATGCCTTGAAGCATCAACAATTTGTCGAAACCTTGTTGCCAATCTGAAACGCGTTCGGACATTGCATCTTTAATCAAGTCAGGCGTCACACCAAGAGATTGTGCCATCGTTTGAACGTCAAATTTATCTTCAACCGATATGACGGGTGCGGATTTTGCATTTTTCCAAAAACCTTCACCGCCCGCGCCAACAATTTTTTCAACATCAATTAAACTGTTGTAACCGGCATGAAGATTTGATCGTGCGTAAATGGTGCCATCAGCGGACCACAACAAAACACGATCCGGGTGAACGTTAAATTGACGCATCTTTTGATTTGTACTGTTCGCACCTGTGTTTGTATCCCTCAATGCACTTTCATTAAATTGGAACATCAATGGACGGCCATAATTTTCGGATTGTTCGTTGTCATCCCATTGTGTCACGGTCAATTGTGATGCCCATGCCGGAACAATTTCAACAATCCCGTCAACGCCACCATTCACGCGGTCAACAGGTTCGCTAAAATTTTTATTATCGGCCAAGCGTAAAATTGCGCCGGAATATCCGCCAACAAATGCGCGCAAATCAGTTTCGATCAACGCGGACCAACCACGAATATCTTCAAAACGTTTCCGCAGATCAGATTCGTAACCGCTTTCAACCGGTTTGTTACTTTCCCAAAATTCTGGAAGTGTTTGCCACGTCCGCAAACTCAATCGATCCGCCGCCGCCGCCGCTAATCCATTGCGCGTGTAGACACGATAAAGAAAATCGAATGTGATGTTATCCGGCCAACCATAATCTTTTGCGTAGTCATGTTTTGTATTTCCATTGAAAAATTCTGGAAACAAAGTTGAAAGGCGACGTTGAGCCGCATTTATAATTGCATTCATTTTAAGTGCTTCCAAACGGGTCCGCGCGAATACGCAAAATCACTTCATCAAATAATTCTTGTCCAAGACTTGTAACAACACCAAATTTAATTACGCTATCATCGGCATCGTCACCGCCTTCCACCAAACATGCAACACCACGATCATCTTCGGTTGCACCAACATCGCTAATTGTTAGATCGCTACTTGTGGCGGTTCGACTAGATATTGTTTCGGTTTCCGCCATGCGATCCGAAAACGACCATTCCGCAATGACAATTTCATCAGGGCGTTTTTTATGTTTATAGGTTTGCATTCACTGATTCCACCCTGTTGAACCGTCGCCGCCCCGCACCTAAGAACCGACCTTGAGAACTTTGATCGGTGAATGTGCGACGCCCCGCACCAAACATTACCCTTAAATTCGGATAAATTAAAGCTACTTCATTTGATACAACGGTATCGTCATCGTCGGTGATTGCCGCCGTGCCGTCAATGGCGACCGCACCGGACGCACTGACGGTATCGTCATCGTCGGTGATTGCCGCCGTGCCGTCGATTGCGAGAGTACCGGACGCACTGACGGTATCGTCATCGTCGGTGATTGCCGCCGTGCCGTCGATGGCGAGAGTACCGGACGCACTGACGGTATCGTCATCGT